TCTTCTTCCCGTTCAACAAAAAAGGGGCGCAGGACTGTCAAGCTTACCGAATCACAGGTGGCTATTGCTAAAAAACTTGGCGTTCCGCTCGAAGAGTACGCAAAGTATGTGAAGGAGTAAGACATGACTGAGTCTAAAAAACGTACACCTCGTGAGACGCAAACACGCGAAAAAACTGCGCGACGGAAACCTTGGGCTCCGCCCAGTATGCTAGAAGCTCCACCCGCACCCGAAGGTTTTGTACACCGCTGGGTTCGGACCGCCATTCGAGGCGAGGACGATAAAACCAATCTACACGCAAGATTGCGCGAAGGTTGGGAACCTGTCCGGGCTGACGAGTATCCTGATTTCGAAGCTCCAACCGTAGAAGACGGTAAATACCAGGGTGTGATAGGAAACGGTGGACTAATACTTTGCCGTATGCCTATCGAAACGGTTGATGAAAGAACTGAATATTTTCGGGACCAGACCCGCAATCAAATGAAGGCCGTGGATGAAAACTTGATGAGGGAACAGCATCCCTCAATGCCTATCACAAGCGATAGGCAATCTCGTGTAACCTTCGGAGGCGAGAAAAAGTAGTCTCCGATAACTTGGAGTTAGTAAAATGGCTAATATCAATGGTGCATTTGGCTTACGTCCCTATGGAAAAATGGGTCAGAACGTAAACTCAACTGGTGCTACTGAGTATCGCATTGCCTCAACCAACTCTAATGCTATCTATCAAGGTTCTCCGGTTATCCCTCTTGCAGCGGGTGTTATCGACATTGTCGGTGCGGCTGCTGGGGGCACGGTGGGTCTTCTTGGTGCATTCTATGGTTGTGAATATGTGTCCTCTACCACTGGTGAGACAGTGTTCTCAAATTTTTACCCTGGGTCGGGTGCAGACAGTAATTTTCCTGTCAAAGCCTTTGTTTATGATGATCCCTCACAGTTGTTCGTAATTGCGTCTGACGCATCGCTTACAGATGAAGCTACTGCTCGTACTCATGTGTTTGCGAACGCCAACTTCTCTTCCGGTACAGGCGGTAGTACTACTACTGGTATGTCCTCGGCAGCGTTGGCAGTAAGCACAATTGCTACAACTAACAACCTTAATCTTCGGATTATGGGGATCGTTGATGATCCTGCAAACGCCGACTTTGGCGCAAGTGGGGTCGGCGTAGTAGTCCGGTTGAACAACCACTTCAATTCACCGAATGGTGCGATTGCTGGTGGTACTGTATCAACCACAGGCGTATAAGGAGCTAGGTCATGGCGATTTCTAGATCACAACTTGCTAAAGAACTCGAGCCCGGCCTCAACGCCTTGTTCGGGATGGAATATAATCGGTATGAAGGCCAGCATTCTGAAGTCTTCGACACGGAAACATCTGACCGTGCCTTCGAAGAAGAAGTTATGCTGTCAGGCTTCGGTGCTGCACCTACCAAACAGGAAGGTTCAGCTTTGGCGTTTGACGACGCACAAGAAGCCTACACTTCGCGCTACAACCACGAGACGGTAGCTCTCGGCTTCTCCATCACGGAAGAAGCTGTGGAAGACAATCTGTACGATCGTCTTTCCTCGCGCTACACCCGTGGTTTGGCTCGTGCCATGGCACATACCAAACAGGTGAAAGCTGCCTCAATTCTCAATAATGCTTTCAACTCGTCTTTCAAAGGCGGTGACGGCAAAGAGCTTTGTGCAACTGATCACCCACTAACCAATGGCAGCACGTTTGCAAACGAGCCCAGCACTCCCGCTGATCTGAATGAGACATCTCTTGAAGATGCTCTGATCAGCATTGCTGGTTTTGTTGACGAGCGTGGCCTCATCATCGCGCTGAAAGGCTCGAAACTGATCATTCCGCGTCAGCTACAGTTTGTTGCTGAACGTCTGATGGTTTCTAACCTCCGCGTTGGTACTGCCGACAACGATGTAAACGCTATCCGTAGCATGGGTCTGTTGCCCGAAGGTTATGTAGTCAACGACTACCTGACCGATACTGATGCGTTCTTCATCAAAACCGATGCTCCGAACGGTTTCAAACACTTCGAGCGTCTGTCTCTGACCACTGCGATGGAGCCAGATTTTGACACAGGTAACATGCGTTACAAAGCCCGTGAGCGTTACAGCTTCGGCTTTAGTGACCCACGTTGTGTCTTCGGTTCACCGGGTGCGTAAGTAACTCGTTGAATGTACACTTGGAAAGGGCGGGAGAGATCTCGCCCTTTCTTTTTGTGCTAAACTCAGATAAAATAATTTATTCCTGACGATCACATGGTGTGATCGACGTAGCCCTGACAGGAGATTGACATGGGTAAAACAACTTTTTCAGGTCCAGTGATTTCTAACAACGGAATCATTCAAGCTGGCTCCGGTTCTGTGATTAACCTCACGGCCGAAACTACTCTTACATTTGACACACACGCGGGTCGTACCATCGAAATCAATGATGCAGATGGTGCAGTTACACTGCCTAGTATCAAAACAGCAGAGATCGGTGCAACATACCGTTTCTTCGTTGGCACAGATGCAACTGATCTTGACATCAAAACAGATGGCACAGATAAGTTCGTTGGCTCTGTGGCAGTAGCTGTTACTAACGGTACAGTGAAGTTTTTCATACCCGCCTCAACTAATGATGTAATTTCAATGAATGGCAGCACCACTGGTGGCGATGCAAATTCATATGTTGAAGTTACTGCACTAGCTACGGCTGAGTATTTAGTTCAAGGTATTCTGATTGGTTCAGGAACTGTAGCTACTCCTTTCGCTGACTCGTAAGATAGGAGACTGTAATGGCTGGTTCTGATGTAAAAACCACTCGCGTTACAGCAACAGGGGCAGCGTCCATTGGACGTTGTCGCCTGATGCAAGTTGTCGTTACCACTGCTGGTTCAGGGACACCTGAGTTGAAGCTGACAGATGGCACAGACTCTGGTGCAACAAAACTGCACGTTGATCTTCAAGCGGCAGAGACAGACACCATTTCTGTTCCTGCACAGGGGATCTTGTTCGAGACAGACATTAATGTGCATACGATAGACGATATTACGTCTGTCGTATTCTTTACTGTCTAGAGGCTGTCATGGCGAGAACGGCGACAAAGATGCCGAAACGCAATAAGCGTAATTTCCGTCCCACTAAAAGTGGGGCGGGAATGACGAAGAAGGGCGTAGCTGCTTATCGTCGTGCCAATCCCGGCAGTAAATTAAAAACTGCGGTAACTGGTAAAGTTAAAAAAGGAAGTGCGGCGGCTAAGAGACGAAAGTCGTTTTGTGCTCGTTCTGACGGACAGCGTAAAATGCACAACATAAACTGTCGCAAAACACCTAATAAACGTATTTGTCAAGCTCGTAAAAGGTGGAAATGTTGATATGGAAAAGTACTTATTAAATGTTTGTGTTACAGGCGGGCTGGCTGTTCTTGGCTGGATGGCACTAACACTTATTGAGCTAGATAAAAAAACTGAGGTTATATCTACTGAAACCGAACTTATATCTAGTAAGGTTGACGCTAACCACAAAATGTTAACCCCTCTTTGGGAAGAGTTTATAAGGTCTAGAGATGGCGATATCACGCGGACAAATGAGAAAACAGGTGTCGAAGCCTCCTCAGAAAAGGAAGTGGAGCTCCAAGCGGAAGAAAAAGATCAACTGCAACTCCCCTCGTGGGTTCTCAGAACGAGCTCATTGCGCGAGTAAAAGAAAGAGGAGAAAATGAGATGTCTAAAAAAGATGCTTGCTACCATAAAGTCAAGGCGCGGTACAAAGTGTTCCCTTCAGCGTATGCATCAGGGGCTATTGCAAAATGCCGAAAAGTCGGAGCGTCGAATTGGGGAAATAAGAGCAAGAAAAAACCTGTTAGAAAAGCAAGTGGAGGAATGGTGCGCGGAGAGCCAAGAATCAGAGACGGTCAACGATATAAATATAGAACCACGAAGATTTATTAATGTCCAAAGTTCGTAAAACTAAAAAAGGAGCGGCTCTTAAACGTTGGTTTAAAGAGGAGTGGATTGATGTACGGACGGGGAAACCATGTGGGCGTAAGAAAGGTGAAAAACGGGGTACTCCATATTGTCGCCCCAAGAAGAGGGTATCCAGTAAAACCCCTAAAACAGCCGGAGAACTGTCAGCCTCTGAAAAGAAGTCCAGGATCGCACAGAAAAAACGGTTAGGACAGCCAGCCGGAAAACCGAGAAGGGTAAAGGCTGTTAAACGGAGAAAGAAATAGTGCTTTCTTTTTTAGATGATTGGATAAACAATGAACTTTCTATACCAAATAAAGAAACAGCTAATCTCCCGCTTTGTCCTTACGCTAAGAACGCTTGGGATGGAGGCAGAGTTGATGTATCTGCGTCTAGTGACTTATGGGCGGATGTGTATACAACAATTAAAAATTTTGATGACTCGTTTAAAGTCGTTATTTGTTACTCTGAAGAACATGATCAAACTTACGAAGAGCTAGAGGCGGCCTGCATTGCTCTGAATGGTTGGCTGGCTGAACAAGGAAAAGATATTTGGCTATTAAGTTTTATGGACAACTGTGCTATGATTTTTGTGCAGAGGTTATCTGACTTAGATGATGCCTCAAGGATTCTAGCAACATCTGGTTATTATGATAATTATGCTAGAGAAGACTATGTGAAGTTAATTGTAGATCGAGCTAAATGGAGACAGGTCAATGATGCGAGGAAAAAAGAAACCAGTTCGTAAGATGCGTGGCGGTGGTATGGTTAAGAAGCCAATGCGTATGCGTGGCGGCGGTATGGCTAAGAAGCCAATGCGTATGCGCGGTGGTGGCATGGCTAAGAAGAAAAAGTAAATGGCTACTTCAGGTTCTAGAGATTTCACTCTCGATGTTGCTGATATCATTGAAGAGGCATACGAACGATGCGGTTTAGAGCTTCGTACAGGGTACGAGGCTGACACCGCTCGGCGTTCTCTCAACCTCATGTTTGCTGATTGGGCTAACAGGGGGGTAAATCTTTGGACAGTAAAGCTTGGAACATTAAGTTTAGTGTCCGGTACAGCAACGTATGCTCTTTCTGATACGATAGCTGACTTACTTGAAGTGGTGGTTAGACGTAGTGGAACTGATTTTGAGGTTCAGCGCATAAGCCGGGGCGAATATCAGAATCAACCGAATAAGACCACAACAGGGCGACCCTCTAGTTTTTACTTCAACAGGCAGACCACTCCTGAAATAAATCTTTGGCCTACTCCCGAAAACAATACAGATGAACTACGGTATTATTACGTTCAACGCATAGAGGATGCTGATTCTCTTGTGAATGACGTTGACGCTCCGTTTCGTTTTCTCCCGTGTATGGCGGCTGGATTAGCATATTACTTAGCTGTTAAGCGGTCTCCAGATAGAGTGCAGTTATTGAAGAGTATTTACGAAGAAGAGTTCCAGAGAGCTGCGGATGAAGATGAGGACAGAGTACCTCTAAAATTAACTCCTAGTATTAGTTATTTGAGAGTATAATGGCTAGGTTTGCTTCAGGTAGGAAAACATACGGCATCTCTGACCGTTCAGGCTTTCGCTATCGTTTGTCTGAAATGAGGAAAGAGTGGAATGGGCTATTGGTTGGTCCAGATGAGTATGAACCGAAGCATCCTCAACTAACTCCCCCCAGAAACATCTTTGATCCACAAGCTGTTAGAAACCCACGTCCACAACAAAAGCTTCCTTTTGAGCAAAAAGTGGGTGAGTTTAAATATCCTTTTGAGCAGAATGTTTCTTTAACCTTGCTTTCAGGTGTTGGGCATGTCTCCGTTATAACAACTGTTATAACAACATTCACTGTTACTGTTGCGTCAGGTACAAACAGCTACGGCACAGGCAATAAGTATTATATTGATGGTGTGGTCTCGCCAACCTTGTCTTTAACAGAAGGACAGACATATATATTCGATCAATCTGATTCCAGCAACTCCGGTCACCCACTTCGTATTTCTATAACTGCTAACGGTACACATGGCGGTGGGTCGGAATACACAACGGGTGTAACAACCAGTGGCACACCAGGATCGTCAGGTGCTTATACTCAGATTGTGGTGGCGATAGGTGCGCCTACATTGTATTACTATTGCACTAATCACTCGGGCATGGGAGGTCAAATAAACACATGAGCTATACCTTCTCAGAATTAAAGACAGCGATACAGGATTATTCAGAAAACACTGAGACAACTTTTGTGAATAATCTATCTAATTTCATAAAATCCGCAGAGGAACGAATTTTAAAGGGAGTTCAACTCTCTCTTTTCAGAAAAAATGTTGCGGGTAATATGTCGGCTTCTAATAAATACTTAGCTGCTCCTAGCGATTTCTTGGCTCCTTTTTCTTTGTCTGTAATAAAAAATAGCAGTCACGACTTCTTGTTATACAAAGATGTGAACTTTGTGCAGACCTTTACGCCTAATCCAGCAACAACAGGTACACCCAGATATTATGCTTTGTTTAATGTTGATAACTTTATTGTAGCACCGTCCCCGGATACAGCCTATGACGTTGAGCTTCACTATTTCTATAGGCCAGCAAGTCTGGCATCGGGGGCAGAGTCAGGCACTACTTGGCTTAGTACAAATGCACCACAGGCTATGTTGTACGGCTCTTTGGTCGAAGCTTACACTTTTATGAAGGGTGAGCCGGATGTGTTGCAGAATTATGAAAAGAAGTTTATTGAGGCTGTACAGCTTCTAAAACTGCACGGTGAAGCAAAAGAAACAACGGATTATTACAGATCAGGGCAAATCGTAAGAGTTAAACAGTGAGCGATTCAGGATTTTTACAGTTACCCGAGGAGCCGATTGTCACGGTTCGGACAGAGACTAACCGGGGGCACTCTCCTGAGACGATAGCTGAGATGTGTGTGGATCGGATTGTGTCTGTATCTGACAAGGCTCCGCAGCCGATACGCGATCAGGCTCATATGTTTAAAGAGCACTTAAAGCCGTTGGTTTTGTTTTATTTGAAAAAAGCGGTTCAAAGTGATAGAACTACAATGTATAATCTATTGGTGGAAAACGGCAACCAAGAGGCTGCTGAAATAATTAGGAGAATGTAATGGCTATTAGTCAAGCTATGTGTACCTCTTTCAAGAAAGAGCTTCTTGAGGGGAAACACAACTTTTTAGCGTCTGGCGGCGACACCTTTAAACTAGCTCTCTTCACAAGTAGTGCTACTTTGGGTGCTACTACAACTGACTTCGCGACTACCAACGAGGTAAGTGGTACGGGTTACTCGTCAGGTGGAAGTGCACTAACAAATGTCAACCCAACAACATCCAGTACAACTGCGTTCACGGATTTTGACGACCTGACATTTAGCACCGCAACAATTACTGCGAATGGTGCTCTTATCTATAATACTACAACAGGTTCTGGGACAGGTACGACAGACGCTGTTTGTGTCCTTGCTTTTGGTGGTGATAAGACATCTACTGCTGGTGACTTTACTATTCAGTTCCCAACTGCGGACGCATCAAACGCTATTATCCGTATCGCGTAGTAACCGGAGTCCATCATGGCTCTGGTCATTAAAGATCGAATAAAAGAAACGGCAACAACCACGGGGACGGGGACGTTTACGCTTGGCGGTGCTATTTCTGGTTTTCAGGCTTTCAGTGAGATAGGTGACGGTAATACGACGTATTACTGTATTG